AGAATTCGTGACGAAGATTCTCCTCTTCAACCGGGCGAATTCCGCGACATTGATGTGGTTGGAGGCACCCTGCAAGGCTCTTTGATGCCTCTCCCCTTTAAAGAGCCTTCAGGCACGCTTTATAATTTACTTGGAACTCTCGTAGACGCTGGACGCAGATTTGCTTCAATGGCTGACATGAAGGTCGGAGAAATGAGTGGAGACACGCCTGTAGGAACTACTATGGCAATTATGGAGCGTGGCACAAAGGTTATGTCAGCTATCCATAAACGTTTGCATTATTCTCAAAAGATTGAGTTTAAGCTTTTATCTAAGATTTTTGCAGAAACTATTCCTGCGTACCCATACCAAGCAGATATGCAAATGGGGCCAGAAATATTTGCACAAGACTTTGATAATCGTGTTGACGTATTGCCCGTATCTGATCCAAACATTTTCTCTATGTCTCAACGTATTGCGTTGGCACAAACAGAGCTACAGTTGGTTCAATCAAACCCACAAATACATGGCGGACCTCAAGGTCTTTATACTGCATATAGAAAAATGTATGAAGCTCTTGGTGTGACTAACATTGATGGCATATTGCCACCACCTCCACCTCCTGCACCTCCTGTTAATCCTTCTAAGGAAAATCAAAACGCTTTACAGGGCGCTCCTTTGCAAGCATTTCCAGAGCAAGATCATGAAGCTCACATAGAAGCTCATATGGCAGTTATGGCTACTCCAGCTATGCAACTTAACCCAAATGCTATTATGTCTCTACAAGGCCACATACAAGAGCATATAGGACTACTTGCAGAGGCTCAGGCACAACAAGAAGTTATGAGTCAGATTCCACCAGAACAAATGGAAATGATGCAACAACAAGCTCAGATGGCAGCAGGTCAACAAGGTCCACAAGGACAAGCTCCTGATCCTATGGCGCAGTTTAAACCTCAAATAGATTCTTTAGCGGCTCAAATTATAGCTGACTTAACTGAAGAACTCGCGCAAGCTGTTTCGGCACCAGAGACTTCTGATCCACTTGTTGATATTAGAAACCAAGAACTGCAACTTAAAGCGGCTGATATGGAGCGTAAACAGTCTGAGTTTGAATCAAAGCAAGAATTCCAACGTGAGCAAGAGCGTAATGATGTTCTTACAGCTCAACAAAGAATTGATGTATCAGAAGCGGCTTTAGCTGATAAGACTAGAATTGCTGAAGATCGAATACAGACGCAAAGAGACATTGCAAAATTAAACGCACAAATGAAAAGGCAATAACATGGCATCATCTGTTAGAGAAAATATGGCAAAACAAGAAAAAGAAAAGAAGATAGCTCAACGGCTATCTGAAAATCCTGTTGAACTTGTAAGGGCTAGAAATGAAAATGGACACTTCATCAAAGACGACCCAAAAACAGAAGAAAATGAATCTTGGGTTGAAAAGCCAAAAGCCAAAACAAAAACTTCTGCAAAGAAAAAAACCACAGCCAAGAAGTCTAAGTAGGTTTAGTAAAATATCAAGACCCCAGATATTCCGAGTAATTTTATGAATTTCTGGTATTTGTACTTGTATTTCCCGTATAATTTTATACTGTATGTTGTATGGACGCATTACACTTAGCACAATATTTATTAAAAAGCGTTCGTGAGCGCGATGTTCGTCTAAAGGACAAGCTCGCGGATGGTTCGATACAAACTCTTGATGAGTATCGGTTTATAGTAGGACAAATACGTGGCATGTCCTATGTGGAAGATGAAATTAAAGCCGCGATGAAAGGTATAGAATACTCAGATGACTAAAAAGTTATTTGTGCCTGAACACGTTGCTAAAGCAGCGCAGAAGGCCATAAAGGAAAATTCAACTATTCCTAAGCCAATTGAAAACGCCTTTGGCAAAGGTGGTAAACATAAAAACGAAGATGATCCTTCTGAAATGGAACAGTCTTCTCTGGAGAGATTGCCGCAGCCTACTGGCTACCGCGTACTCATAATTCCCTACTATCCTAGCGAAAAAACAAAAGGCGGTTTAATCGTACCTGATCAGGTTCGTGATCGTGAATCTTTCGCAACAGTTGCGGCTTATGTCGTTAAATTAGGTCCTGATGCTTACAGCGACTCCCAAAAGTTCCCAAGTGGTGCGTGGTGTCGTGAGAAAGATTGGGTACTTATAGGAAGATATAGTGGAAATAGGTTCAAAGTGGAAGGACTTGAGGTTAGAATCATAAATGACGACAATATTATCTCAACAATCCTTGACCCGAAGGACATTTCATATGTATAACTTAGTAGAGAACAAGGAAAATTGCTATGTCTGAAGATATTCGTGAAGACGATGACTTTGAAAATGGTACATCAATAGATGTTGAAGATGATCAGGATCAAGACCAAGAAGAAGGTGTTGAAGCGTATATTGGCAACGCCGTTGACGTAACTGATGAAGTTAATCAAACCCGAACAAAAGCTCGTAAAAAGTCAGATGGCGATGATGAGCTTGAAAATTATAGCGAATCCGTACAACGTCGAATTAATCAATTAACAGCAAAACGTAAGCAAGCTTCTGAAGAGGCTCAGGCTGCCGTTCAGTATGCTCAAACAATTCAGCAAGAAAACGCTCAAATGAAACAGCGTTTACAGCAAATGAGTGCAGGGTATAACACAGAAGCTGAAGGCCGCTTGAAAGCTCAAGAATCTCAAGCAACTCGCGCTTACGCAGAAGCAAGTGAGGCTGGCGATTATGATCGTGCAGCTAAAGCTCAACAAGCATTGGCTCAAATAGCTGTAGCTAAAGATAAAGTGCAGTCTAGGAAGGCTAATGTCGATAGACAAAAAGCGCAAGAAGAATATCAACAATCTACTCAAGTTCAACAGCAACAAGCTCCGCCACAACAGCAAGCTCCAGTTCAGCGAGACCCAAAGCTAGAAAGCTGGTTAGATAAGAATAATTGGTTTGGAAGTGATCGCATTATGACACGAGCAGCTCAAGCCATTCATGAACAGTTAGTTTTAGAAGAGGATTTCGATCCTACGTCTAGTGATTACTATAAAGAAATAGACTCACGTATGCGTAGAGAAATGCCTCAAAAGTTTAAGGAAAGACGGTCCAACGCCCAGACTGTTGCTCCCACGTCCAATGGACGGTCTATAAAATCAGGGCGGAAAAAATCGGTTGAGTTATCACCGGGTCAAGTTGCTTTTGCGAAAAAAATGAGAATACCACTCGAAAAATATGCGCAAGAAGTAGCAAAACTAAACAAACGGAGTGAATAATCATGGGAAATGATCAAAATAGGAAGCCACGCGACTCAAGTACGCGGGAACGAACAGAACGCGTTCAAGAATGGCGTCCGGGTTCAGCTTTGGAAGCTCCAGAGCCACCTATCGGTTACAAGCACCGCTGGATACGCGAATCTGTAATGGAATTCGACGATAAAACTAACGTACATAAAAAACGGCAAGAAGGTTGGGACCTCGTTCGCGCTGAGGAATATCCCCATTATCCCGGCCCTGTTGTAGACGAAGGAAGAAACGCTGGCATCATTGGTGTTGGTGGTCTTGTTCTCGCAAGAATCCCCGTCGAAATGGCAGAGCAGCGGAGTAAGCACTATCAAGGTGTATCACAAAATCAAATGGATGCAGTGGATCGTGATTGGATGCGTGAAAACAATCCAGCCATGCCAAAGCTAAATCCGCAACGTAAATCATCCGTATCCTTTGGACAAAAAGGACGCGGAAACTCTGAAGGAGAGTAAAGATGTCTAATCAAGACGCTGCTTTCGGCCTTCGCCCTCTTAGAACTTCCACAAGTTCACAAAGACAAAATCGGTACCGTATTGCCTCCGGCTACAACACAGGTATTTTCCAAGGTGACTTAGTTTTAGTCGCTACTAACGGAACTATTACTCGTGCGCCTGCTGGTGGTACTGCTCTAATTTTGGGCGTATTTAATGGCTGCTCATATGTAGACCCTAATGGAAACCAAATATTTTCCAATT